CGAGGCATGGGGTCGCCCAAGCGACAACATGTCAGACGTGGGCATTTTCATACGTACATTTACAAAGACGGCAGACGTAAAAGCAAATGGATTGAAGAACAAGTGGTCGGCAATCCTGAGTTAGGAAAGATTGACCACGATTATTTATTAAAAAGGAGGAACGGATGAGTAAAGTATTACTATCGCAAGAGGACTGGATTTATTTATACAGCGAATTAGCCAGTTATTTTGAAAATAGATTGGTTGGAGACGACATACACAGAATACGCAACAGTCAAGGCCAACGCTTTTCAAAGTATGACGAACAATTTTGTGAACTTTGTAGTGACGTCGAGGAGATTATGGAAAAAGTTTTTGAAAAGGAGGAAAGCTAATGAGTAAGAAAACATACGAAGTACATTGGAATGAAACAAACGATTTCAGAATGAAAGTAAAGGCCAAGAGTAAGGAGGAAGCAGAGGAGTTGTTTGATAAGTGGTATCGCAACGACTACGAAAAGAAAGTCAAACCCAAAGCAGAATGGCGCGACGGAAGATACTATGGGCCTTATTATACAGTGGAGATAAACAATGCCTAAGTGGAAATATATAGACAAGCTAGAGACGTATGACGACAGACACCAAGCGTTTACTAACGAACTCGATAACCTATTAGCGAGATGCTTTGGTGACAATACTCTCGTTCAGCATAAAGGCGACACAGTACACGTAATTATTTACAAGAAGGGCGTAGACCGCGACCTTGAAGCAGAAAAAATTAGACAAGAACTTAATAGAGGAGAAACGAAATGACTAACATAATTGATACGATAATGACGATGTATAGGGCAATGGATAATGACGAGAAGATGGAGTTGACCAAATGTATAGGGCTTCAAGCCATTGAAGACGGGATCTATACTGTAGACGATCTGCCTAGTGGCGCGGCCAAGACGATCATAACCGCCCCGATCAAGGCTACACTTGGCAAGCCAGTGCCAGCAGGCGGTGGCAAGAAGAAAGGTTGGAAAGGTAAGAGTCTGCCGTATTGGGTGAAGAAGATTACCAACATCAACAACGCACAGAAAGGCTTTCATGCGTGGGAAAGTGAGTGGGTTAATGATACGACGACAGACCTATCCGCAGGCGACGTTGTGTTGGTGGGGTGGAAGTTTGAACCCAAGAAGTATTACTTGTGTACCGCTTCGAACAGTTATGGGATATCACTTCCCGATGGAACCAAGATAGAAAACCTTGCCCTTGTTCAAGAGGCAGAAAAGATGGGCGACTTGAAGGATAAAGCCAAGGAATTGTTGGGGATCACATGATCCCCACGCGGGGGCGTGGAAAAATAGTTCATATATGACACTAAAAAAACACTTGTGTTATTTGTGAGAAACTATTAACGTGTATTAAATATTATACATACCAAGATATAGAGAGGGAAAATATTATGTGTGAATTATGTATAAAAGGGATATGCAACAGAGTGGCAAAAGCTATTAGAGCTATATCCAATAAGACTTCGGAGGTTTATAGCGCGTGGGTATTGAAGGTATGGTTTACCAATATGACTTATCGTAGTTGGTACAACTACAACTATGCGAGCATGCGATTGACCGACAATAAACAAAGGCTATGGGAACATTCTCTAAGAAGCAATGATCCCTCTATAGCAAGATAGGAGATACAATGAAATCACAAAGAAGAGGAAGAATTTTCCCATTGAGCCGACGCTCCGTGGGAAAACAATCACCTCCACCAATGGTAAGTTCTGCGGATGGTGGATTTTTTGTAAAACAATATAGAGGAGACCTAAGACGTACAAGAGCAAGATGTATAGGTCTAGGGTCTCGTAAACTTAATTATAGATTAGGAATTTATAAGTATGACAACACAATTAGATCGCATCGAGTGGAAGCTCGATCAAATATTGGGAGCATTGGCGAACAAGTCCTTTACGGACAGTTCAGTAGCTCCCTCGTCTGGTGGATCTGGATACTCGGACACACTAGCACAACTAGATACACTGCCTGATATGACGAGCAAACAACACGCTAGTATGCAGATGCTACTGCGTGGGGCAGACAACAATGAAATTGGAGAGAGGTTTAACGTCTCTGCAAATACGGCGAAAGTTTATGTGCGATCTATCGCAAAAAAACTTGGTGTAACTTCGAGAGCGCAGATTGTAGTTAAGCTCTTGGATTTGTTTAACGAAGTCGAAGACAATGCCTATCGTATTATGAGCGGTGGGTTGCCAAAGGATTGGGATGAAACCTATAAGTTTCCCGATCCATTTGCAAAACTTTATAGAGTGGAGAGAGAGGACGATGACAGTTAGGTTACAACTTAGAGGGAATACTTGGTATGCTCAAGGCATTGTTTATCGTGCCGACGGCAAGAAGATACGTGTGAGACAAAGCACGAACTTCACTAAGCATCAGAAACAATGGGCATCAGCACAACTCAGTGCCATTATCCATGAAGCCATCATATCCACCGACGAGACGGATAATCATGCGACTGTGGATGAGGCTATCAATTTGTTTTTGGAGCGACCAAACCCTCCAGGTGAGACGGACAGACGGAACTTGTTAAAGGTTTCACGTCAGTTTGGTAGCAGGAAACTGCACGAACTGAAAACTCGTGAGGTCTTGACCTATATAAATGGGTTCAAGAACACGGCGGGAACTGTAGCAAGGGAGATGAACTCGATTAATGCCATGATACGTCATGCAAAAGAGAGTGGTGTGTCCGTGCCTGACTTGAAACTGAAGAGACCTAGTGTTGATGACGCTCGGACGAGGTGGCTCACGGAGAAAGAACGTGATCTGCTTATTGCGAAGAGCGAGACAGAGATAAAGGGTCTTCTCACCTTTTTGTTTTATACTGGATGTACGATTGGCGAGGCATTTGCTCTGACGTGGGACAACGCACGGAATGGCAAGGCATTGTTTACGAGACGAAAGGGGAGAGGCAGTAAGTCGAGAACGAGAGCCGTTCCTCTTTCACCAGAGGCGAAACGTGGGATGGGTAAAGACAACGGAGACTATGTCTTTACCATGCCGAGTGGTCGTCCTTGGGGTAGGGATAACTTCTATCCTTACTTCTATACTGCTTGTGCGAGGGCAAAGATTAAAAACTTTAAACCGCATGATACTCGTCACACTTTTGCATCACACTTGGTGCAGAAGGGAGCAAGTCTGCGAGCAGTTGCGGATTTGCTCGGTCATACATCATTAGCTATGGTCATGCGCTACAGTCATTTAAGCCATGACCACTTGGGTGATACGATAGGATTACTTCGGAAGAATGACACAAATTTTACCCAGTCAAGTGACACCTCAAGCAAGAGTATGCTTGAAGTGCCTAAAAAATATGGTGCTACCGATGGGATTCGAACCCATGACCTTTCCCTTACCAAGGGTTCTAGGAAAGAGTCAAGCGAAAACAATGACGTATGACGTGGTCAATATAACACTTTGGGTCTTACTAATTGACCCAAAGCAACCACGTCTGATTATGTAAAGGTGTTTAGTTATCACAGATATGACACAGTATATTAAACTTGTATTATCAAAAGCACACCTATAGAGTAGTAAGACGCATAAACGAAAGGTGGATATATGTCCAACGTAAAAGTAATAGGTAAAGTCAAGTGTCCTTTCAGTAAGGATGACTATAAGATCATCGAAGATTTATGTGAAAGCCTAATAGAATCATGCTCGAAGTTCATTGAAACACACGATAACGTGTGGGTAAGGACAACGGCGCATGATATAACAGACGTTCTAATAGATTTGAAAGTTGACCTAAAAGAGGCAGGCGAAAAACATGGTTATGCGGATAACATATTAAAGATGGGGAACAAAGATGAGTGAACCTAAACTATATAAGGTTGCTGATGTTTACATTGTTCAACAAGACGAACAGTTTGTTGGGGTTGAACTTGGTTTCAACCCTGACACCATAACCAATCAGCAAGGCGCATGTACCTCGTTAGATTTTATGCGAGGCGCATTGCAAAGTTCGTACTGGATAACAAAAACAATAGGCAGAGTAGAGAATAAAGATGCACAGACTGACACAACACCAAAAAGAAACGGCAGTGAAGATACTGAAACACCTCCGAACCCAAGCGTCGGAGAAGTGCAAGACACAAAATCAGTTAGCGAAAGCGACGGAACTGACACAAGGACAGATAAGCAGACATCTTAAAACGCTTGAGTACATAGGCATCGTCGATCATAACGGCAGTTCCTATGTGCAAGGGCCAAAGGCAGAGGACTATCTGTTTGCTTGGGCGGTCTTCTTTGTTGAGGGTAATGCCAAGCCATGCAACTAGAGCTTGACCTTGGAATAGAGTACGGACTTTCCTTGAAAGATATGGAGGGAGACGATTGGTTGTTGAGATTATTTCTTCAAGCAGTTGAGGGTCAGTAGCCTTGCTTCTCTAAAATTATTTGTCGGTATTCATTGAGCAACTCTTCAAACCCTTGGGGTTTGGAGAGTGGTTGCTTCACATAATAATTGGTGCTTTCGTAGCATCTGTTCTTACCATACAATTCCATACTCATTTCAGCACACTCATCGAGTGTGTTGAAATCCAAGGTAAACATTACCATGAGTGTAGTGGTTGTCTTGGTTATCATAGACGTCCTTGAAAATGTAAGATTGCTAGGATGCCTACGCCTGCCGTCAGCACGACGGCTAAACCTACTAGAATATAAAAGCCAATGTCTTCGATGAGTTGCGCTCGTCTTTTCCTTGCGTCCTCTTCCTCTTTCTTTCTCTGAACACGGATGTCTGCTCGTAGCTTGACGAGTTCAGCCCACCCACCAACGCCTCTCGTCTGTATGACTATGTTGCGTAAGTTCTCTTCCATATCTTCGGCTTCTTTTCGCTCTATGAATGTCTGCATTGCCTCTTCATTTGCTGATCCTCGTTTCTTTGACGAGTGGTTTGCTTTTGCTCCGTCTATAAAATCGAATAGAGTGCCTAAGTCTTTGGCTAACGAGGACATTTCCTTCCCCATTTTTATTCCCGTTTTCACTGCCGCGTAAGCCGCAGTTATACCTGTGATTGGATCGACCATTTAAAACTCCCGTCTGTATATTCTTACATGTGGGATAGAGTTTGGTCGTCCTACAGACCTAGCATCTTGGCGAATGATTTGTTTGCCCAATCGTCTGTCATCACGTCTTCAACAACGCCAGCCGTTTGTGCTGGGGAACTTTCTTGAACCAAAGTTATGCGGGTGTCTTGGTATGGTGTGTCTTTCATCATGTAAGACGAGAACGGACTTTCTTGTTGTTCCTCTTTCGTCTTCTCGTCCATGACCTCGCTTGCTTTTTCATTTGTTTCGTTTGGTTTGTCTGACTTGGTTTCCATCAGTTCGATCTGCCAATCTTCCCAACTCATAGGAAAGTGGAGACCAAACTTCTTTGCGTTCTTATGCGCCCACTCTTTTGCTTTGTCTGTGCCATACTTCAAGTCTGCCGCGAGACCAAAGTTGTGTTTGGATTTCCCAGGCATTGCCACCCATTTTTTTGCTTTCTCTGGACTGCCATATTTTTTAACGGCTTCGTCGAACAGACGTTTCTGATGTTCGGGTGTTCTGTATCCTGAGTAGATGTCGATATCGTGACCCGCTTCCTTCGATGCGCTCAAAAAATTTAGTAGAGCAGGAGAGAAGTTTTTATCAAGGTTCAAGTGGCTCTCGGACTTGCCCTTTAATAGATATTCTGACAAAGCCATACGATTATCTTCTTTTGATCTTTCGGTTTCTTCCTCCAAACTTTGCGTTTTGTTTGGTGGATTTGCCGAATTGGACTGGGATTTGACTGATAGTTCTGTAAGGATTAGTAGTATTAATAATACTATTGCCCATGCTAGGAGCAGACGTACCAAATATTAACCCTCTTGACTTGCGTATCATCTCAGTACCTTATTGGTTTCTTGATTGGTTTCTTCTTAGGTTTCTTCTTCATTTTACCAGCCATGATAATCTCCTTTGCTTTGATAGTTTATTCTTGCATATGGACAGACGTATGGTCGTCCTCACACATGTCCTTTTTCTTTCAGGTATGACTTGTAGAATTTCAGGAAATCATCGAGACGTAAGAGGCACAGACTTTCACCAGTTTTCATGCGGGACTTTCTATTTATAACTAACGGGCAGTCATCGCTCTTTGTTTTGATAATGTTGCCCTCGGCTTGCCGAAGGGCATCATGGAAATTGAGACGCTCGACTCGCTTTGCCTCGACGAATACGTCTGGCACTCCCAATATGTCTGCGCCGCCAACCATTCCGACATGTCCTCCGCCAGATAATGGAGCGCGAAAAGACTGAAGGCCAGTAGCTTCGTTGATATAACTAGCTAACTCGCGTTCGTACTTGTCGCCCTTTTGTTTATGTCGTCTACCGCTCAATCCTCATACCCCAATTCTTTGCGACAAGATCGACAGAAGAACCAATTCTTTGGTCTCTCTTCTGTCTTACCGCAAGACATGCAAGGTCTTTCCCATGTCTTCTCTTTAAAATCACGACGCAGTTGGTACTTAGCCCCATCAAATTCTTGCAATCCCTGCCTGACTAGGATGCGTTTCAAGGTATCGACACAGCAGTTGAGACGTCTCGCCATGTCATTATAGGTCAAGTTCTTATGGTTCTTACGGAGCCAAGTAATGTCAGCATCGCTAATGCTAACCTTCCTCGGCATTCACCACTCCTCTTTTCGTATAAAATATAATACGTGTAAAGACACTATGCAACACCTAAAGTTATTTAGATATTACTATTGACTTATGTGATGAAAGTTGATATAACGTCTAGGCGTTGAGTTTACTCGACGACCCGCGAAGCGGGTCGACGAGAGAGGAAACGGAATAAGCCGACACGACTTAGTGGAGACGTTATATCAATCATGGATAAAGAATTTGAAGACAGAGTAAAAGAAGGGTTGTGTCCTTTCTGTATGTGCAAGCAACAACCTGTAATGGTTCATGGTCACTATCAATGTCCTGTCTGTCATGTTGTTACACAAGACTGTTGTCAAGGTGAGACTTGTGAAAATACGGGGGAAGGAAGTCCTAGTGGCGACTGACCCCCACCAGTCCATAGCTAAAAGAAATAGAGAGAAATACCCCGAAGTCGCCAAGACGATTGACGAAATTCGGAAGTATTTCCCTGGAGCAAAGGTTGTATCTATTGGACAGATGTCAGCTTTGGAACGGATGCGTCTCCAGACACGGCTTCAATCTCCAACCAATCACGAATAAGACGTAAAGGTCTGCTGAGTTTCTGGCTAATGAACTCTGGATCATGCCCATCAAGAGCCATATCTTTAGCTCTTTGCTTTGTTGATCGGCTCGATACAATAATCTTTTCGTCTGTTAGATTGTGTGCGCCGAACCCAACCCACTGAACTCTGTCGTGCATGTCTGTCCACTCTCTAACTTTTCCATATCGAACTTCCATTACCATATATAATCTATAATCTGGTGGTAGTTTCGATTGGAGCAGAGGCCAAATAGGATTGTCATAGTTACCATCAAACAATCCAGCATTTTGTTTTGCCGTCTCTTCATCAGCAAAGACCTGCGTTATTCTAATTTGTGTTTCCAAAACTGTTAGCTGATTAGTTGACCCTGCCTCACGACCCATGCCATTGTCAGACGGCTTATTCGAATGGTGTATCATAATAACAGACAGCCCTGAGTTTCTTAACTTGACTGCCAACTTGTTAATCTTACTCCATTCGTCTGCCGAATTTTCAGCAAGCCCAGGATAAGCTGATCGAATAGTATCAAGGACGACAACGTCTGGCTTACTGAACTCGATCCATTCCTGAAGCTCAAGCAATCCTTCTCGATCATGCAGATTTATTTCTTTCTTATCTACAAAGGGTGTCCATATATTCAGCCTATCTTGAGTGTCGCCGTGGATTTGTTTCATCTCCATTAATCGTCTGGCTATGGTAGACATTCCCATCTCGAAATCTAAGTACAAGACGCGAGCGGGTCTGCCAATCTCGAATGGGCCAAAGTATTTACGACCAGCGCATAGGGAAGACATGGCATGTTGCACAAACATAGACTTACCATGACCAGAATAACCAAAGACCTGCACGATTGTATTTGATGGCAACCAAGGTTCAATGAGATACGTCTTGGCATCGCTCTCTGATAACAACTGGTCAGCATCTTTCATTTGGATGAGGCGACGTACTCTCTTCTCTTCTTGCTGTTGTGGAACGACGTATGGTTTATATATATATTCACCATCTTCATTAAAACGATCTGGATGATTACGCCTTTCCGATTGCTCCATCGAGCAGACAGTAGCTTCGAACTCGCGTTCCTCTAATTGGTCTTCAAAGAACTCCCGCATAAAAGCTATGCCTCTAAGACGTAAGTCGTATCCAAAGTATCCTTCTAAAATACTCTCGCTTATATGTTTCATCAGACGTTCATTGCGTCCGTTGCCCATACCTGACGGGATCTTATTGGTATTAGGAAAGTTATCCCGTACAAATTTTGCTGTCCTATCCCATTCACTTATAAACTCATCAGGGTCGAGAGGCTCGACAGACGATAGATCAAGTTCAGAGAAACGAAAGTCGCCGCCATTCATTTCCTTTAGTGTAGGTTTCCAGTCTTTCCAGACGGGCATCTCATCATAATCCAGATAAGCAGGATAGTCCCAAGTATAATTGTTGGACGGAGGGAGGAGGGCGTAAGACCCATCTCCCCTAAAGTCTAAGCCGTTTATCTTAGGCCAGTCTGCACCACGAGAGTTAATGCCTGCTCGTGGGCCACGTCTGACTCCGTCTTTCGGATGCTCGAAATATAAATGTGTGCCTCGTTTTGTCGTTACTTTAATAGGTGATCGCATTCCACTATCGAAAGCAGAATGAAGAGCGTCCTCGTTATCGCAGTCGACTACGACCACACCACTTATTGCGCCTGTTACAATAGCGATGTCATACGTAGGCCACTTCGTCCACCATTCCTCAACCTCTTTCTCTGTCGGTTGTCTCTCTTGGTACTCTAACCATTTGATTGCGGGACGTTTGCCCTCTGGTTTGATTGGTATAATAGACCAACCACGATCTAAATATTCAAGTGCCGCTTCCAGTTTTGTCTTTGTCATTTTCTTCCTCTTCAAAATAATTATCAATTTCAAGTTCAGGTTTCTCTGAAAGAATTTTCTCAAGGACTATGGAAGACACAAAGTTTCTATTAATCCACCCGTATGGCGCAGTTCTTACGACTTGAGCCATGCGAGCGATAGTAGAAGCACCGCCTAGATCGTCAACAAGACGTGCAATATTGAGCTTCTTTGCCATGATATTTCCTTTTTTTTTAAATTTGTACTTGCATACCCGTATAAGCTACACTACACTACTGAAGTAGTCAACACACATCATACGTTATACGCTGATGTTAATTGAAGGAGAAAATAATATGACCACAGAAGACAGATGGGCTGTCTTTGCAGACACCCCAACTACTGTTAGCTCATCAGAAACCAAAGTAGAGACGATGCAAAATCTCGCAGAGGAATTGCATAAGCTAACAAAAGATCGTGCAGTTATTGAAGAAAGAATAGGACAGATTGAGAACGAACTTGCCTATAACTTTCCCGAAGAAGCTGGAGAACTTGCACAATCCACACCTAAGTTTGAGATTATTTGTAACAGATCAGAGCGTTGGTCTTGGGATAAAGACGCCCTTGAGAAACACTTTGGTCAGGGTTCAGTACCTCATTATATAAAAGTTAATATGACTGTTGACAAAAGACAGTTTCAAAAACTTCCACACCACGAACAAGACCCTCTCATGTTTGCGCTAACTCGTAAGCTAGACAAGGCAAAGATAAAGGTGATTAGAAATGTTTAAAGTTATGAGTACAGCAAACGTGTCAGAGAATGAACCGACTAAGGTTCTTTTGTATGCACATCATGGGTATGGCAAGACGTATCAATGCCGATACTATCAGAAGCGTTACGGCAAAGGCTTGATAATTTCTGGCGAGGCAGGGCTTAAATCAATCGAAGACGTATCTATTGATTACCTTCCCTTCACGTCATGGAATGGAAACCATGATCCAGAGGGAGGTGTCTATAGCTTCCTTGGTATATGGAAGATGATAGCCAGTGCTGAATTTAAGGGCGCAGGGTATAAGTGGATAGCGATAGACAGTCTGACAGAAATGTCTGAGCGTCTTATCGAACACTTAGAAAAGGAACACGAGGGCAACAAGAACGGCTTTCAGCTATGGGGCGACTATAACCGCATCATGCTTGGTGCGTTGAAGAGCATTCGTGATCTGCCATTGCATGTCTACGTCACATGTCTGGCAAAAGAAGAGAAGGATGCCAATGATGTTACACATTATTGGCCTTTAGTTAAAGGTGGTGCGGTGTCAAAGCATGTACCCGCCTTGTTCGATCATGTCCTTTGTGGAGTTCGTGTCACTGAGACGAACGACCAAGGCAAGCCGAAAGTTCAGAGGTACATTGTTACCGATGAGGTTAGTGGATGGCACGGAAAAACCCGTGATCCACGCAATCGTTTGAAAGCCTATGAAAAGTCAGACGATATAACAGAGCTTCTAACAAGAATGTTAGGAGATGAACCATC